TGATTAGCTACACCTCTAACAATCTTGTCGATGTTATTTAAGATGTACATATCTGTATTAAGAGCGTCAAAGTTCCAGTCACCACCTTCGTTTACATACTTATCAAAGAAGTTTTCTAGATCTGAGTTATAACTCTTAATCTCCTGACGAGCTTCGTCATCTAGATTATAAGTAAACTCTTCACCTTGGTCATTCATAGAGAAAGATAAACCTTCAAGGTCATTAACCTCATTCTCCATTGTAGCTAACCATTCTCCTCTGTCAGCATCAGACATTCCAGAATCCTCTGCCTGCATTGGCATAGCATAGTCTTCCTTAACCTGATTAAAGTAATCTCTGGCAGCTCTTGCGTCTTTAGTAAGTTGAACCTTACCAGCGTTAGTGTCTCTCGAACTATACTCCTCAGAATCTGTTTTGTATGTCGCAGCAATGTAATCATTTAACTCAGCTTCAGTTAAACTTGGGTTCTCTAGCTTAAGATACTCCTTCATTACAGCGTCATCAGATACGTTGGATAAATCAACCGTCTGAGTGTTTAGGTAATCTTGAACAGTACGACCAGTGTTTTTTACATACTCATTAATAACTTGAAGCTGCTCGCTAGCAAAGTTATTGCTTTCTGTTGTTTCACTAGTGTTGTTAAAATCATCAAATGAATCTATGTCTCGCCCAAGCTTCTCGCTAAGGTATTGTAAGACAACTTGATCATCACTTAATTCTTCACCCTCTTGTGGTTGACTAGTTTGAGGTTGTTCCTCAACGTTAGTAGTTTCCTCAGTATTTAAAGAACTTTCTTCTCCTGTCAAGTCTATAACGTTAGATTGCTCCTGCGTTACAGGTTGCTCTGACTCAACTGCTTGGTTTTCATCACCAGTCAAGTCAACGATATTTCCTTGTGTTTGTGGCTGAACTACTTCACCCCCAAACTGTTTTACTAATTCGTCTCTTATATCCATTGTCTTAAATTTAATTACTTATTTTCGCAAATATAAACTTTTTTATTATAAAGTCAAATTATTTAACTCACTTTCTCTTCAGAGCCTAAAGGACCTCTTTTACCATCTCTTTGTTCAATCATTTGAGATTGATTTATAGCAGATTGTTGCTGAACCTCTTTTCTAACACCACCTTGTATAGAGGCAGCTCCCTCTTTACCTAAGTTACCCAGCTCTATCTCTCTAAGTCTTCTTTGGTGTTGAGCTTGCTCGAACTGTTCTTTAAGCTGATACTCCATTTGCTTTAACTGCATGTCTGCTTGGCTCTTAGCCTGAATACGAGCCTGTTCTATTTGAACCTCTGCTTGCATCTCTTGCTGCTTAAGCTGTGCAGCTTGTTGTGCAGACTGTTGTTGCAACTGAGCGTTTTGCTCTGAAGCTTGTTTTGCCTGATCCTGTTGTTCAGCCTGATACTTTTTCCTTCTTAGAATTAACATCTGATTAGCCATCTTCACATTTCTAACTGTACGAATCATTATAGCGTCCTCTAACCTTAACTCTTTCTGAGCTAAAGATACCTGAATGTTTTGTTCCATCATCTGCTTCTCCTCCTCGTTAGGTGCAACCTCTAAGGTAATACCGAACTCATGGATGGATAGCTTCTTCATCATATCTATAGACTCCATAGCTGTCTCACCAATAACATTAGCATACATACTGTGAAGACCTTTAAAGTTTACTAAGTCTTGCATCCTTACGGTAATACTCTTAGCTACTCTATTAGTTACGTTAAGGTAAGCATCATTAATATCTCTAGTAGCATTATTGGACGCTAGAAGCGATAACTTCTGAACACCCACCAAAGCCTCACTAGATGGTTTAGATGCGTCACGTGCCTCGTTAATACCTGTAACGTCACGAATCATCTGCATGTTATGGTTATACACCCCGATAAGAGTACCGAAGTCTTTACCTATACCATTCTCTAACTCTTGTATCGGCATAGCTCCAGTCATCTGACCTTCATCGTCTATACGTCTATAATATATATTACCTGTCTGATCGTAAATTTCTTGTAACTCCATTGGGGTAAACGTACCACCGTCACCCTTAGATACGTTCTCTAAAGAACCTACCTCAAACGCAGCACCCTTTGGTCTCGCTTTAGCAAGTACGTGCTGAATCTTTAAGTGAGCTAGTTGAATCTGATCAGCAAAAGGAACCATTCTATCCACTAAAGAACGACTCTTCATTTTGTATAGGTTTGGCTGGTAGATAATATAAGATAAGTTAGTCTCAGATAGAGCTGACTTTTTCCTAGGCATATCCTTCATTAACCCGTAGTTAAACACGTAGTCTGAACCTACTATATATTTTCCTGTATATACAACCTTTACAGTAGAACCAATAGCTTGTCTATTTGTCTTAGAGTTCTTAGGTTGTTTATAGTTGGATGCTTTCTTGTTTACAGAGTAACCACCCTTAGCGTTATCTTTCTTTTCGTATTTTAACTCGTGACTTGTAATAAACTCAGCATCTAATATATTAATACTAAACTTATCATAATCATAGGAATTATCTCCGTTATCGTAATTAGCTGAAGTGTTAAAGTTCATTGGGTTATTATTCTTCCCAGCGTACTCGTTAGCTATATTAATGTAATCCTCCTCACTAAACTCATCTCCTGCTTGCTGTTTTAAGTCAGCTATAGTCATTGAGTAAACCTCTCCTGCGTGTCTTATATTCTTATAGTCAGAACTAGAAGAGAAAGAGGTAATAAGGTTTGCTGGGTCTACGTGACGTATCTTAACACCACTAGATGAAGATAGGTCAGTCTTAGCTGCACATAATCCTAAGACAACTAAGTCACGAATCATGTACCTCTTAACCTCAGCGTAATCATTTATATCTAAAGTATACTCAATAGCCTTCTCTAAAGCTATCTCAACGTTTTGCTTATAGTTAAGTGCCATAAACATCTCAACCTCTTCAGAACTCTCAGCTACAAAGCCAGTAGGAGATAATGGTATACCAGTCTCATCCTCTAGGTTATTTAAGAAATCCTTGGATAGCATCTCGCCATACATCTTCTTCTTCTTTTCTAGCCTTTTGTTTGCAGCAATAGGGTCAATAGATTGAGCCTTTATATCGTACTCCTGGTTTACCATTCCATTAACGATAACGTCAACAAACTTAGGTATTATAGATACAGGGGTCCAATCAATATTAAGGTAAGACGTGTCTCCCTCAGCATCCATAAGGTCCTTGTACTTACCAACGTCCTGATTACCTTCAGCGTAACTTCTATTCCTAGAGTACCTTAGCTTTTTATCCCTAAAGTAAGCATCACTATTGTTATGCCACTCGTAGTACATAGCTCTTAAATAATTTAAACCATAAGCTTTCGATGCCTTCTCTTCGTTTGTAGACAAAGGAGATGGGTAGCCGTTTGATTCTTGTTTCTTGTTAAACATATCTATCTTAGTTTTTTACTATACATCCCCTTATTGTTATACTTCTTAACTAAAGGTGATGATATTTTTAATTCTTGCTTTGGTTTAATATATTTCTGAGAAGCTAGTAAAGCTAATGATGAAGAAATACTAGCATCGTATTTTGTTCTATTATCTATCTCGAACCTGCTCCAGTCATCAAGTAAAGTGTTAAAGTAACACCTTCCCATCTCGCCTGTATCAGGAGTTATACCCACGTGATCATATATATAGGTTGCTATAGCTTCTGCCTGAGCATTTATTACAGCAGCTCCAGAACCAGGTATACCCTTTGTCTTTTGCTTTCCTTTACTCCACTCTGTGTGAGTCATTTCTGGTCTATCCATAAGGTACTCATAGTAACCCCTATTCTCGAAGTACTTAAGTATACCTACCTTGTTATTCTCTACCAGTATCTGACAACCGTAGAAGACACACATCTTAATCATGTCCTCGTAGAATATCTCCGACTTAGGTGGTCTATTAATGTACTCACATACAAACTGCATAGACGCATCACTCGACATACTGAACTTATGGAATACATGAGCAGCAGCGTCAGATCTCCTACCATCAGTAGTGGTGTCATGGTCATAAGGGTCACACCCTGCAACCAAGCTATCGGACTTTCCAGGGAATTTCCTGTTGAATCTAGAAGAGATAACATTCTGCTCTCCAACTTCTGGGACCCAACTAATTTCCCACTTACCTTTTCTGTGTGGTACCCAAATAACTTCGCTATCTCTGTTTCCACCCTTCCATATAAACTCACCCCTTGTTGTAGTTACACTATTAACCTCGTTGTAATCCATCTGTTGATAGATCCTTTCTACGTCAAAGATACAACTTTGAGTGTCATTTCTAAAAGCTTCCTCTATAGTAAATGGGAATTGTCTTTTAAATTCTGATAACGCTGTGGTATCATTCTTTAAAGCTTCCCTTCTATTTTGTATGTAATCCTTAGCACCTACGTCTATTAACATATCATCCACACCCATCGCAGGCTTCTCAGGAGTATCTATTATAGAGTTACCATACTCATCTATAAATCCCTCTAGGTTATCGTAAGCAGGTATAAATAACTTGTATAGCCCACTCTTAGTCCTACCGTTGAGATCTTTTTCGCTCATGTTAGAGTCGTAGAATATATCCTTGTACTCTGAACCACCATCCTGCAACTTATTAGCAGTAGAGCCCATCATACATTTACCTACAATCTTTCTACCTAGTAACAGACAGGTTTGTGTTACACTCCAGTTCTTCTTTATAGAGTTCTGACCAATCCACTTAGCAGCTTCATCATGAACTAGAAGTTTTAACTTCTCACCATCGTAACTGTTATCACCAGTGTTCTTCCAATCTATACTAGAGTTCAAAGCTTCAGAGTTCTCTATGTGTTTCTGATTCTTTGTTATCTTCTTAGCAGGCTCTCTAAAAGCCAACTCTACACGAGGGTTACTAGAACCATCTTGTATTGGTTGAAAAAAGAATGGGTAGTTACGATATATACGCACTACCTTATCAGTAAACATAGTCTTAGCATCTGCACCAGTCTTTGATAATATACCAAACCTACTCTCGTAAGTCATGGTAGATAGGTTGACTGTTTCACTACTAGCCATATAAGAAAAACCACTACGTCTGTTCTTAAGAAAACACATTCCGTAAGAGTTCTTATCTAATTTACACGCTTCCCAAAAAATAAAGAACGTTCTGTTAGCAGCCCTGTAATCAGGATAACCAACATCTATTTTACTCCACTGGATAAACATATAATGTGACCCAGTAATGTACGTAGGAACTCCGTTGTTATAAAACCATAACCCCTCCATTCTACGTCTAAACTCTTCCT